ATATAGGGCTATCAATAAGTTCTATCTTCAAACTGGTGTCCCAGTACTGCTCAATACTAGTTTAAACATTAAAGGACAGCCACTGCTAAATGACGAGATTGACATTATTAAGTGGGAAAAAGAGTATAACTTTACAATATGCAGGTAGGATGCTATAATAGTATTAAGGGTGTGGTTAGCCTATATTTGTCGGGAAACTTGTATAGCCTACGTTGCAACACCACACCCCCCAACTTTTGTAGTACATAACAAACAGAAAGAGAAAACTCATGAGCGAAGCAAAGTGTCCTTACACTGGACAAACCTATACAACTGAAGCCAGAACAAATAAAGACTGGTGGCCTAACCAATTAGACCTATCACCATTACGAAAGCATTCAGAAAAGTCTGACCCAATGTCAGAAGGCTTTGACTATGCTACTGAGTTTAATAGTTTAGATCTTGATGCTGTTAAGAAGGATATTGATACACTTCTAACTACCTCGCAAGATTGGTGGCCTGCAGACTATGGTAACTATGGACCTTTCTTTATCCGTATGGCATGGCACTCAGCAGGAACATACAGAACAACAGATGGTCGTGGTGGTGCAGGAGAAGGACTACATCGCTTTGCTCCACAGAACTCATGGCCAGATAACGGCAACCTTGATAAGGCCCGTCGTTTGCTGTGGCCGATTAAGCAGAAGTACGGAAAGAAAATTTCATGGGCAGACCTAATGATTCTTTCAGGCAATGTTGCACTTGAGAACATGGGCTTTAAGACATTTGGCTTTGCTGGTGGTCGTGCAGATGTTTGGGAATCTGACGATACATACTGGGGTACAGAAAAGGAATGGCTTGCAGACAATCGTTACAGCGGAGATCGTGAATTAGAGAACCCACTTGCTGCGGTGCAGATGGGATTGATCTATGTAAACCCAGAAGGACCTAATGGTAATCCAGATCCAGTTCTTTCTGCAAGGGACATTCGTGAGACATTTGCAAGAATGGCAATGAACGATGAAGAAACTGTTGCACTCATTGCTGGGGGTCACGCATTCGGTAAGGCACATGGTGCAGGAGATCCCTCACATGTTGGCCCAAATCCAGAGGCTGCACCCATTGAGGAGTTAGGTCTTGGATGGAAGAACTCATTTGGCAAGGGCAATGCAGAAGATACAATCACAAGTGGTATTGAAGGTGCTTGGACTGCAACTCCTACGAAGTGGGACAACTCATACCTTAAGTTGCTATTTAAGTATGAGTGGAAGCAAACAAAGTCACCTGCTGGTGCAACACAGTGGATTCCTACTGATGAAGCAGCAGCACTGTTGGTTCCAGATGCACATGTTGAGGGTAAGACTCATGCTCCAGTTATGACAACTGCAGACCTTGCATTGAAGTTTGATCCAGAGTACGAAAAGATTTCAAGACGATTCCTTGAAGACTTTGATGCTTTCTCAGATGCATTTGCTCGTGCATGGTTTAAGTTGACACACAGAGACATGGGTCCTATTGCTCGCTACCTTGGTAAGGAAGTTCCTTCTGAGGAGTTGATTTGGCAAGATCCTGTTGGATCTGCAACAAGAGATAGCCTTACACAAGAAGATGTAGATGCAATTAAAGAAAGAATCATTTCTTCTGGTTTGTCCGTATCTGATCTAACAACTACTGCTTGGGCATCTGCTTCAACATTCCGTAAGACAGATAAGCGTGGTGGTGCTAATGGTGCTCGTATTGTACTTGCTCCTCAAAATACCTGGTCAGTTAATGATTACGATGCTATCAACAGAGTAGTGACTGTATTAGAAAACATAAAGAAAGAGTTTGATGTCTCTCTTGCAGACCTCATTGTCTTTGCTGGTATGGTTGGAGTTCAGACTGCTGGAGTTAATGCTGGGGTTGGAGTTGAGCCAAGCGTCAGATTTGGTCGTGGAGATGCTACACAAGAACAAACAGATGTTGAGTCATTTGCAGTTCTTGAACCAAAGTTTGATGCATTCCGCAACTATATTCATCCAGAGATTACCAGACCAGAAGAAGTACTGCTTGTAGAAAAGGCAAACCTGCTTGGTCTAACCCCAGTAGAGATGGTTCTTCTGCTATCTGGTATGAGAATGCTAAGTGATAACAAGTTAGACAATAGTTATTTAGTTAAACTATTATCTTATGTGAATGCTGAAGAAGCAGTTGGGGCGCCTCGTGTAGACCTTATCCTTGCTTCTAACTCAGAACTTAGAGCAATTGCTGAAGTGTATGCAGCAGACGATGCTAAGGAAAAGTTTGTTAAGGACTTTGTATCAGCATGGACAAAGGTAATGAATGCAGATCTATTCACAGGAAGAGGTAATTAATATGAGAAGTGCAATATTCTATCTATTACATTCAACAGCAATTATTGGCTTAATGATTGGCTCATACGCCTATGGATTTAAGCAGGCTGCAAGTAATGCAAGAGAAAAGATGTTTGATTTCGTAAAGCGTAAGTAATAAACAGTCCTGGGTATGACTTAAAACTACCCAAACATTGATTTTATTTTAAACTCTGACGCAATTCCACTTATTCTATCATGAATCTTTCCATCAATCTTAGAGATAAAAGTAGGAACTGTTTGTATTTCATATCTTTTTACCAAATCAGACTGACTATCTACATCTACAACTATGTATTCTATGTCTGGGTTTTCTGAAATAAACTTATCGATTACTGGCTTCATCTGCTTGCAAGGGTTGCACCAGTCTGCTGTAAAATGCACAAACTCTTTCATTTACTTTGCCTTATGCTTTACTTCGTATGGGGCTATCTTTGATTTAATGCGACCATCTTTATATAGTCTTACAATCCATCCATCTTTAATCTGAATAGGATTAAACGCTGATGCTTTTTTCTTTGGCATTGTTATTCCGTTCTGAATATGTTAGTGGTTGATCTTGTGTAGTCTTTTCCAAAGTCAGCAAACAGCGCTTTATTTTTTTCAGACTCAACAATTCTTCTTGACCAAGAGAAACCTGCATCTCCACCCCATGCAAGCCACATAATATAGCCATTAGATGGGTTTGCTGTATTGCCCCAGTCTTTTCCTTTCTTATCTACTTCATGTCGTGAGAAGTATGAGAACATTCTCTTAACTGTACTGAGAGATAGTGTTTCTCCTCTTGCTAACTGCCCTGCACGAGTCCAGCCTACCGCTGTTCCTGCACCAGTTGCCTTACCATCTTCTTTAAATTTAATTGCTCTGCGAGCAGCAGATCTTGCTCCTGCTGGTGGTGAGTATCCTTCAGCCTTTGATACTGAATCTGTATCATATTCAACTGTGTCGTCATCTTCCCATAGTTCATCTGCTTTTGCAGCAGGAACACAGTTGGGAACCATTGCTCCACCTTCTCCTGGCTTCATGCCACGCTGTACATATCCATCCCAGCAAGGCGCTTGCTTTGATATATCTTCTGGACAACACTCTGACTTTCCAATTTGTGAATCATACATTGCCATCTCTTTTTCTGAATCCATTTCGTGTCCATCTAATCTTTCAAGTTTCTTAGCATCTAAGTACATCATGCCAATACTATAAGCAGTTGCTTCCCATTCGCCATCTTCTTCTTCATAAATACGAACAGACATCGCTGGATTATCTGGAATCATAGATTCAAGGGCATATTCTGATCCTGGTGTTCCAAGGGTTCCACCCTCTATCATTATATGTTCAACCATGCCATGCACAACACCTTCTTTGGTGTTTCCCATTACAAAGTCGCCTTCTTTAATATCCAACATACTTCTATTATATCACGCTATAAGGCCCATAAACCTGTTGTGAGTCCTTATTCTATGACAGTTGGCACATACTACCTGGCACTTCTCTATCTCCCTCTTAATGGCCTTCCAGGAGAAACCATCGTGTACCATTCTTGATATATTATATTTTTTATCTCGTAAGTGATCAAAATCTAAGACTATATGATTAGATACTCCACAGTCAAAGCATCCAGCAGACTCCTTTATTTCAGCAAGCCTCTTCTTTAACTGCTGCTTATTGTAATGGTCCAACTCTTTGTCAGTCATTAATATTATTATACCGCCAAATGTTAGGTCCCACACAAGCAATTCACCTGACTTGCGCCACGGTCTCTATCCAATGGGTAACTAATCCATCACTAAGGTCCTGTGTGGGACAATTATATTGTAGCATAGGAAATGAGCAGTTTATAGACGACTGCTCAGGTCTATCAGCCACGAAGATTCGACTCCTGCCAACTCTCCCCTCATGGGAGCATCCGTTGTAAAACCTTTTAAAGTCTTAGAGCGGAATGTTATCCATTATACTACTGAATTTCAATAGTTTTGGGCTTCTTCTCTTCAGGCACAATTCTCTCAATTTTTACCTTGAGTAGCCCATCCTGAAGTGATGCACCAACAACTTCCATGTACTCTCCAAGAGCAAAAAACTTTCTAAAATTTCTAGAAGCAATTCCCTTGTGAACAAACGAAGTTTCTTCTTCATCAATCTTTAGCCCATGAATATCCAGTTGATTTCCATGCACACTCACATCGATTTCTTCTTTTGCAAATCCTGCGACTGCAAGTTCAATCATGTAGTTATCTTCGTTGATTTTGATTAGATTATGTGGCGGATAATTTGTTGAAAAGATTTCTGTGTTATCTTTCATTCTTTGGATATCTTTTCCAAAGCCAATAAAAAATGGATCATTAAATAGATCCATAGCAAGTTTTGTTACCATGTTATTCCCCTTTCAAGCGAATAAGTTAATTTACCCCCCATTTGGGCAGGTACAAATATTATAGCATAGAAAAACAGGCTAGTCAACTACCCTAGCCTGCTAATCTAGTTATTACTTTTTTGCTACTGCTTTCTTCTTTGCAGGAGCCTTCTTTACTATCTTAGCAGATCTAACTGCCTTGTCTACCTCATCTACTGAAGGCATCTTTCCAAATGCCGTGTCTGATGGGTTTGCTGCTCTCAACACTACGGGAACCAATGCTCCAAGTAGTGAGTATGCTAGTGTCTGTGGGTCAGTTACGCCAGAAGCATACATTGCTGTTGCTGCTCCAAGAACTGATCTTCCGTATGACGCTAGTGCTGCTTTGATTTGTTCGTTCATTTTTTTCCTCCTAGGATATTTATTTCTTTGTCAGTTTGATTACCAACAAATTCTTGATTTTTTGATTCAACAAAACTTTTTATAAATGGAATAATGATGTCTTTTTCTTCTCTTGGTATTGCGTTTACCATTAGATGAGTTATTCCATCTTCTTCAAGGGTTTCTACAAACTCGGAAAAACTTTTAGGAGTAAAGTACTCAACATCACTTACAACGTGAGACACTTCACCCTTTTTCCATATTGGCTTTAAAGCATGGTTTGTTAATAAATTTAGTTCTTCTTTACTTTCTCTAATTATTGGTGTCATGGATATCATTATTTCCATGCCGTCTTTTTCTAAATCAATCATCAGAGAGGTGTCCTTTAGAACGTCTGACCAGAACCCACGCCGATATATATGGTACGGGATTATTACTTTGTTTCCTTGCTTTTTTGATTCAGTAAAAACATAACTATTTGTGGTTGATACATAAACATCTAACTGGTCTGTCTTACTTCTTGATAGTTCGTTTAATGTTTTTATAAACTCAATTGT